ACAAAGATTATAATAGAAAAAAAAGGAACTGATTCTAGTAGCGGTAGCGGTAGCGGTAGTGGTAGCAGTGAATATAGTACATCTGAAAGTGATTCTGACTATGATTCTTCAAGTTATAGTACCTCTGAAAAAAGAGGTTTTGTTAGTATAGTTGATTCTAGTTATAAAAAATCAAAATATGGTAGTAAACAGGATAACATGACTGGATACGATATTGTAAATCATTTAGATAATTATGTCGCTTTAAAAACATTAAAAGAGAAAAAAATATTAAGAAAAGTTACACCATTCAAGACGTGGATTCGTTATTTAAATTTAAAAAACAAAAAATTTAGAGTAGGTGGTTTATTAATGAAAGTTGAATATCCAGATTATATCATGTTGGTAAATCCGAAATTAAATTTGACATGGAGTGTTCAATTAGAAGATAATGTTATTTATATTCCTGATAAAGAATATAATCACATTTATCCTTTAAGTGAAACACAAAAAAAAGAATTAAAAAAGAAAAGAGAAATAGAAGAAAAAATAAAACAGAAAAAAGAAAAAGAAGAAATATTAAAAGAAAATTTATTATCTTTATATAAAAAAGGTAATTTAGCATTAAAGAAAAATTGATTTTATTTACAAAGATTTATATAAATAAAATGAATAAAAGATTTAGAAAAGAAATTAAATCTTTATATTTGCAACAAAGTCAAAAACCTTTATTAGAAAATGACTACCTTGTTTTCCACGATGAATCTAATATAAATCGATTACATACTATTATAAAAGCGCCATATGATTCTGTTTATCGACATAAATTTATTAGATTAGATTTTGAAATTCCTGATAATTATCCACATTCACCACCAAAAGTAACATTTGTAAATCATGACAGTGTTAGAATACATCCTAATATGTATCAAGATGGTAAATGTTGTAGTACTATTTTAAACACATGGCCATCAGAAAATGAAAAATGGACTTCAAGTATGGGAATAGAAACAATTTTATTAACATTTCATTCTTTTTTAGATAATAATCCTTATACTTATGAACCAGGTGGTAGAGACGATCCTACTTATACTAATTATGTTAAATACCAATCTTGGATTACTTGTTTAATTAGATATCTTCAATATGAAAAGATTGATACATTTAAAGAATACATGTATAATTATTTATTATTAAATATAGATTCTATTTTTACAGAATTATCACAATTAAATGAAATGTATCCTAGAGGATATTATAATACAAAATGTTTTGAAATTGAAAATTATATAATTGATTATAAAATGATATCTGAAAAACTACAAGATCACTACAACTATATCTATTTTACGGAAAATAATGGAGACTCGGACGTAGACGAAGAATTTACATTTGAGATGTTTTTAAATAAAGATTTTACATGTTCTATTTGTTTTGACACAAATGAAAATACAACTGAAAGCGAAGACATTGTTACTTTAGAATGTAAACATAAATTTCATAAAACGTGTTTAAAAACGCATGTTGAGATAAATAATAAAATATGCCCAATGTGTAGAAAAGATATAAAAGAAAAAACAGAAGAAGAAAGAGAAAGTGAATGGATAATTAATCCATTGACAAAAAGACGTGTTAAAATAGGAAGTAGAACTTTTAAATATTTAAAAGAAAATAATGTAATTTAAATTGTATTAACTTTGTAAATACTTTGGTACCTTACTGAGCTGAAGCTCAGCTTCGGCAAAGTAACGCTTTTTTTAAAAGCTTAAAGCTTATTCGTCCTCTTGTTTATATCCAACTATTTCTCCTTCTCTAGAAACTATAACTTTTAACTTTCTTGTTTTTGCAAATTTCTTTTTTAATTTATCTAAATGTTGTTGATTTTTTTCATCTTCTTCTTCGTAATGTTCATTATAATTAGAACTATGATATTTCCAAAATTTAGGATGTCCTACACGAAAATCATTATGTGCTGATGCTTTATACCAAAAAATTTGATCTTTTAAATCTGAACTATTACCTGATGTTTTAATAACTAAACATTCATGGTCTTGTGTACATGCGTCCAAGATATTACAGAAGTGTTCAAAGGACGGAACAGCACCTCCATATGAATCATAGATTCTTTTTCGATTGGCAACGGATGGTTCATTAAAGATAAATACATAATCAATATTACTTCTTAATTCAGGAGGTATACCTTGAGCATATTGCATTGTTAAGATAAAAAGGAAATTAAAGTGTCTTCCATTAAAAAAAATACTTTTAATAGTTTTATCCTTTTTCCAACTTGCAGCATCGTGTAACATATCATCTAATACAATAAATAAATTATTACTTTGATGTTTTCCAGTTTCAGAAAGACCTTGATTTTTAGCTTCTCTTATTTTACGCTTTTGACGATTCATAATACTATCTATTAGTTCTGGGTCGTATTCTGAATGTATAAAACAATCAGGTACAAAATCTCCAAAAAATGGAGATGCTTCTTCTGTTCCTGAAAATACTATACCAGACGGTATATCACGATGATGAAAAAAAATGTCTCTTGCAAGAAAACTGTTATGTGTAACAATAAAATTTCCTAATACATATCTATTATTTCCATCTAATTCAATGCCAAAATAACGGTCTTCGGATAATTGAGTAATTTTAATTTGACTGACTAACGCATTTACACGATCTTTTCTCTTTTGTGCCATTTTTCTAGGAATTAAGGTAGGAATTTTTTCTATACCTTCTCCGTTTATATGTATTCTGAATGCTTTATTTACACCGTTATGTGTCCAAGAAGTCTTTTTATCATGTTTATAAGCAGTAAATCCTAAACTACGAGCTAAATAAATAATGTCATCAAGTAATTTTTCATGTTTTTCACATTGTACTATTTCAAAATCATTTCTTTTACATAAATGTCCATTTGCATCAATAAACCCTGCAAGTAATTTTAATCTATTTTCTCTAGTATTGCATTTATAAATATGAGGAATATGTTTATTATTCAACATATTCAAATCACGTAATGCTTTCAAAAAAACATTACCCTTTTGTCCATAACCACTTGAAACTTTGTAAGCATATCTTTTAGAATCAAACATGTCTAAAAATAAATTGTATTTTTTTAAATTGTTTGCAAAATAATGTATTACAGTTGAATCTTGTGTAGTTATAGAACTATTTCTACTAGTTCCATCTCCCAACCAATATCCAATCATATAAGGATCTATTGGCAACTCTACATTTTGTTCTGGAAAAGTTAATGCTGAAACTTGGTATCCTAATAAATTTTCTCTGTATTTTTTAGAGAGTGCCAAGTATTCTTTTATAGGAATATCTACATATAAATCATCTATTATATTATCATAATATCTTTTTGCTTCGTCGTATACTTTATCTTTATCTTTACCATTACCCTTATAAGAAAATTCTTTATGTATTACTTTAATGTTATTTTTGTCAAAATATCTTACTTGAAAAGACATTCTTTCTTTTCTTTCGAATATAAACTTTTTAGCAGTCCATTTTAAACTTAAAATATGATGACTATTTACAGTATAACTTTCACCCTTTTTATTTTCTACTTTAAACATAGTGTCAGTTCCAGAATGTGTTTCTAGCACATTTCTAGGTGTACTGTCGTCACCCATAACTTGATCTCCAACCTTTATATCCTCTACATTTTTAATTGTACCATCATACATGAGCACTTTGGTACCACGTATACAACTTTTGCCGCTCCTTCTTTTCCCTAGGATAAGTATGGTCGCATCTGGCAAAATACTTTTAATTTTAAATTTACGAAGCGCCAGTTTTTCAAATTCGTTAAGAAGCATATCAATATTGATATATATATTTTTTTTAATTTTATATTCTAGACGAATTGATAATAAAGTGTTATCAATTTTGTACCTCTACCGTCTCCAACTTTAATCGGCAAGGTAGTTTAATTTTTTTTAATAAAATGTTTAGAAATATAAAGGATAATATAAATTAAAATGGCATCTAATTTACATGGAAAGGTAACTTTGTGTATTGATGTTGGTCTACGTAACTTGGCAATGAATATCATGAATAGTGATTACACGATTTTATTATGGGATGTTTATAATATTTTAGATAGCGACGATCATCATTGTCAAGATACATTTAAAAATGGTAAATTATGTAATAGAAAATGTAATATGAAATACATTTTACCGAATAAAGAAGGAGGTAAACAAATATTTTGTTGTAAAACGCATTTTCCAAAAAGTATAAAGGCAACTAAGGTTAATGATTTTAAAAAGAAAAGTATTGATGCATATTTATTACAAGATATAGCAAAAGCATTTATAAAACGTGTACAAGAAATCTATGATGAAAATCCTATTTTTAAAAAATTAAATACAATTCTTATTGAATTGCAACCTAAATGTAATGCTAAAATGTTATTTACAAGTCATGTACTTTACGGAAAACTTGTTGAATTATATAAAGATACAGATGTTACTATAAGATTTGTAAGAGCATCACAAAAATTAAAGGCTTATACGGGTCCAGAAATTAAATGTACATTGAAAGGAAAATATGCTCAAAGAAAATGGTTATCAATTCAGTATACAAAATGGTTTTTAGAAAATAAATTTTCAAATGAACAAAAAGAAAAATGGTTGCCTATATTATTAGAACATAAGAAGGCTGATGACCTTTCAGATTGTGCATTGATGGCTATTAACAGTATAACAGGAATTCCCAAAAAACAATTAAAACATAAAAATGGAAATGAATTGAAATAATAATTATTATGCTAAAATAAAAATGTAAATTAAAAATTATTAGATTTTAATTCATGTAAATCAGAAAATTTAAAGCAAAATTCTTGCCATTTATTATACGGTAAATTTCTTTTAAATTTTCTTAAAAACTTTTGTATTATATTATATGAAGATTCAATTTCGACACTATAATAATCATTAAATAAATCTAAATAGTTTTTATTAATAGGTAACTTTGTTGTATTATATAATACAAATGAAATTATAAAATCTGTTAATAATGGATATTTTAAATTAGAAAGAAAAAAAGGAGAATGTGATAATCTTTCATTTATTTCCTCATAAATATCTAATATATCATTTGAATAGTAAAAATAAAATTCTTCTACATCTAAATTTTCATCTTCAATTATATTTTCATTTTCAAAATCAGAATAATAATCATTATCTAATATAATTTGTTTCATATCTTTTTTATCTTTTTACTTAATATAAAATATAAACAAACTTTTAAATTAAAAAGTTATCTTATTTATCAGTATTTTTTTTTTATTTAGAATAAAAAATTTTATTTTGTTATACTATAATAAAACAGAATAATGGATAATATTATAAAACAAGTAAAGAAAAACAA